TAGAAATTTCAGCGTGTAGCCAAGCCCCACCTGGTGTGCCGGCATTGTCCGAAGCGGTAAACAGCTTGACGCCTTTTTGCCCTGGGCCACGACTGCAGCGATACCCGCGACCCCAGGCGGTTTTGTCTGTTTCTGGTTGTGCAGGGTTGCGATACGAATAGTCATGCAGCTCACAAAGTAAAAGCGCCTCTGAGTTCTCTACTAGCCATGTCCATGCCTCTTTGGCTTTGACTCTGCCTTCTCGAGTAGGTGGGAAGCCCATATCGACGGCATAGCCACTGGCATGAACACTCAGGTTTTTAGACCCGCGCATTGGGCGATTGACGTACATACCAAGATTGGTGAATCCCCAGCGTTTATTGCATAGCTCGTAAAACTTCTTGGTTATTGGTGATGTTGAGCCACCATCCCACGAAGGGTAGAAAGGATATTTGCGTGCGGTCATGGTGCTGGTGGGTCTTTAGGTCGGTCTTTGAGGCCATTTCCTGCTAATACTCCCAAGAGCCCCCCTGTCAGTGTGGCGAGCATTGGTGAAAGTACAGACCAAGCCGCATCGTCATTGGGCGAGACCTCGAGCGGCTGGGTCACGAATAAAAGTCCGAATAGCAGAGCCAAGATAGAAGCAAGGAATGCAATGGTTAATCCGATTGCTACAACAAGAATTAGTCGTGCTTTTATTTCTTCGTTGCTAAGTCTGTTTTCGGGTTTCATACGCACTTTCCGCCTGTGCCGTATGGGGGCGCTGGTGTTGTTGGGGTGATTGTTTCGGTTACGCCTCGTAGGGCTTTGTTTTTGGTTGGTGGGCAGTTAAGGCGTTCACGGTCTGCACAGCTTGTGAGGGCTATGAGGGTGGCGCTAATCAGCAGTAGGCGTTTCATTATGCGCTACCAAGGTCTTCAATACAAAACTGACGAGGAAAGGTGCCGTCCGCATAATCAGCGACAGCAGTATTAGAAGTACCAGCCGCAATTTTTATTGAATATGTAGTACTTCCTGACGTTGTAGCGGTGTAAACAAATGTCAAAGTAATAGGGAATGCAACACCGGTGTCCATAACAGTACTGGAATAGTTTCCTTGTTTAATTTGTGAAGAACCACGAAACAGGGCAATGTTTACGCCTTGTAATCCGCCAGGCGGATAAAGGTTGCTGTAGGCAGTAATTCGGTACGTCCGACCCACAACCTCTGTAATGGTAAGAGTCATACCATTTGCTTGAAGGTTTGTATGGGGTGATGAAGTGGTAAAAGCTGTAGTCAGTGTTTGAAGACCTGCAACGCCAAAAGGCAGATTATTGACATATGCGGAAGTAAGCACTTGGCCAGTTGTAGTTGATGTGTTAATCGCCATATCAGAATCCTAATCTGTTGTTATCTAGTTTGCCATACACGGCATTGTCAAGAATGAGATAGTCGTTAGTCTCGTTAGACGAAACTGAGAACAGGATGCGCGTATCGTCAGGGCTGGCAGTGATATTGACACCCTCAACCACACAAAAATACCGGACACCACGAAGCACAATATTGACTTCAAGGCCAAGAAAGCTTTGTACCAAATTAAGCAACAAAACAGCGCCAGACGTACTCTGCTGGCTAATCGTGAAACCCAACTCTCGAGGGGTGCTGTTAGTCGTGTCGTACTTAAACCTGATGTATTGAGCCAACGACAAAGCCTGAGAAGTGCTGACGTCATAACTATCAGCAACATAAGAATAAATTGGCGTAGTGCCACTGGTAGTGGTTTGTGAAGCCAGCCCTAAAGGCTCAACCGTTACCGAGTTATAAAAGTCCTCAGCTGCGCTCTTAAACTTAACTTGCTGATATTTGTATTTTTCGCCTGGGCTTACCAAGGTTCCATCAGACCAATCTGGTGTTGTTGGCGCACCAGTTAGTAAAGCCTCACGGCCTACAAAGTCGAGGGTGCCCATATCCAGTGTCGTAGGCCCAGTAGCTGTAGAACGAAGCCTGCCCTGCTCAGTGCGCACCTCGGTATCCACAAAGGCTTTAAGGTTGCCGGTGTAAGTCTGAGCTGAACCTGTAGATGAGCCACCAGCGTTGCCAACATAAAGACCAACAGAGTCTGCAATGTCAAAAACCTGTAGCCCAGTGCTGGCGCTTGCCACTGCGTAGGCGTTAATTTGTGTGCGCCCCAATTCAGCTTGTAAGCCCTCAGCTGTAATCGTGACCGAATCCTCATTACTAACCACGCCGTATTGAATATCCACATTGGTGATACGGCCTTGGAACATTTTCCAATAGTTGTAAGTCGGGTAAGACGGGTATGCAGTCGTATAAACCCATGCGATTATGTTGTCGCCAAGTTGTGGCGTCACAGTCCAATCAGTAGGAAACAAACTTTCAACGGTTAGCTGATCTACGCCGTAATCGTCAATTTGTCTGCGCCTGCCATTCGATATGGATATGTTTTGGACGTCTGGCAGTGCTGTAAAGGTCGTGCTAGTAGCGAACGATACGCGCCAATCCCATGTAGGCATTAGACACCAACCGTGATAGGCACAAAACCGTTTTGACGCTGGTATCGGCGCAAAGCATCAACTACGGCCTGTGGGTCGCCGCCGTTTACATTGACTGTGATGCCGCCACCCATACTGCCCATCTTCGACAAGGGGATAACAGCCTCAGGGCCAGCCTCGCCAATAAGGGCAAAGGTAGGGCTAGTCACAATCCCACCCGTGGCCATTGCTTTGTAGTCAAGTCCTGCAGGGTTAGCGCCACCATCGCCACTGTCGCCACCCATACGGCCAAGGCTGACCGAGCCAAGTGTGCCGATATCTTTGCCGGGTTTAATCAAGTTAATGCCTTTAATAACTACGTTAATCATGGTGATAAAAGCGTTAGCCATAAACTCAAAATTACGCGCCACCTGATTAACGACAGCATTAACTACAGCGCGGAAAGTATCGAACCTTTTGTAAGCCGTAACCAGTGCAACACCTAAAGCAACTATGCCAGCAGTGATCAGAACTGCAGGGTTTAACGCCATAGCCGCATTCACTAGCACAATGCTGGCAGCCATAACACCAAAAGCCGCCGCTACAGCAGTGATCAGTGTTGGGTTGTCTTGTGCCCACGTTGCAAACTTCTGCAGTACCGGCAGAGCTTTTTCAAGAATGGGTAGCAGTGCAGCGCCCACACCTTCTTTGGCTTCACCCAGTGCAACGCCTAAACGCTGCATAGAGCCTGCAGCAGTGTTAGCGGAATCAGTAGCGGCACCACCAAAAGTGACAGCCATTTCGGCCATGACTTCTTCCATGCTTGCGCCGTCTTTGATCATCTGGCGTAGTTCTGGGGACAGTTTTGCTAGGGCAGTCATGTTGCCGCCATACGCTTTTTCCATAGCCTTAGTCACAGTCTCAAGGCTCATGCCTTTAGCAGCTGCAACATCCATAGCAAGTGTGGCAGCCTTTTGGGCTTCCTCGATATCCATAGTTGCCCTGACGAGTCCGGCCATACTCGGCCTCAAATCGTCATCGGTCACGCCCTTTTGTTTACCTGCTGCCGTTATAAACGCTTCGACACCAGCGATTTGTGCATCAGTGGCTGCAGTGGTTTTCTGTAGCTGACGCGCCAACATGGCCTGTGCTTGCTCATCTTCCATCGCGCCCTTAACAGCATCACCAAGGCCAGCAACTAAACCACCAAGTGCGACAGCTGCGTATTTGTTTGCCTTGCCAAGCGCATACTTCGCTTTGGCTTGCGCGCCTTCTAAATCCTTAAAACCTTTTTCGGCTTCCTTCAATCCCTTTGGGTTAAATTGCGTAACGATTGGTAGGTAAATAGCCATTAGCCAGAAGTCCTTGCTTGTAGTGCTCGATTAGCGTCAGCGATAACTTCATCCACGGCTTTCATAATGTCAGCTGTGCCTTGCTCTGCAATGAACGCGCGTGATCGCCACAAGCCACGCTGAGGCCTGCCAAAAACACTGGCAAGCAAATTAGAAAATTGGCTGTTGTTTTTTGTGCCTGCTTGGCTAAACATTGCGCCAGCTGCGCTTTTCTGCACCAGCGTTACTAATGGTGTTACACCTGATCGAGCGCGCCCACCCACCATAATTTGCACACCTTTGTCTACAGCAGTTTTGTTGTAGCCCAGCCTGCCTTTGTTGCCCCAACCACGAATCATGCTCACGCCAATCTCTGACGGGAACTGCTTACGGCCTTCCTCAAGCATTGCCGGACTACTGGCCTTAATCTTGGCGGCAGCCTTAAAGCGCGCTGACTTATCTAACTTGCTCAGCTCTGACAGTGCCTGTTTCAGGCCTGTAATTTCGGCGCTTGTTTCTAGGCTCATGCTTTGCGGCTTTCGTTTAACAGCTTCACTGTGGTGTTTAGATCAGCAATGTCAAACTCTACAGCAGGTGGCCACCAGCCTGTGGCTACTAGGAGACTTGCTAGGGAATGGCGGTAGGTTCCGCTTGGGTAGGGTTTGCCGGATCATTGTCCACCACTTCCAAAGTCACTAGCCGTTTAATGAAGTCATCGAGCACTACGGGCACTGTGATGCCAGCGACCTTGCTGGACTCGTAAGCCATAAAAGCCAAGTCTTCAATGCTTATGCCTTGCTCACCTATGGTGCTGGACTTGCGCTTGTATTTACGTTCCCATTGCACAATAACAAAGAGGCTGGTTGTGACTTCGTACGGGCCTTCGCCCGTGTCTACCTTGAGGGTTAATTTCATGTCGGGTTCCTTTGGTTATGGGGCTGTGACGTCTCGCGTGTAAGTTCCGCCAATGAACGAGGCGGTAATCATTGAGAGCTCTCCGACCGACCCTGTAATTGGTGTGTAGTCCACAAGCTGCATGTTGATGATTGTGAACTCAGGGTTTGATGCTGACTCTGTGGTGCCTGATGGCGAGATAGTCAATTCAGTAGTTCCTGTGCCTAAATTGGCAAACAATGTTTGCTCAACTTCGCCAGCGCCATAGCTCATGTACAACTCAAGCTCTACAGCCACCGTCATCAAACCTGGCACGAAGGTGTGGCCCTGGCTTCCAAAACTCGTACTTTCCAAACTGTCGACCCCTAGGGTTACGGTTGCGGAACGACAATTATCCGTTAAATCAACCTTTGCACCACCAGTGGTAGGCGCAAGGTTTACGGTTGGGTTAGTGAGGTAAGTGCTTGTGGCCACGTTGGTTCTCCTGTGTCAAACGGTGCCGGGTGCCGTATCTGTTTATAGTTCTAGCAGATAATACTACTGCAGTTGTGTATGTCATTGCTTCTGTGCCTGCATAGCCATTTGCAGATCATAGGCAGGGTAGGTAGCGCCACCGATTTCAAGTGATGACGGTTGGCCTGCCATGATGACAACGCTCGAACCAAGCACGGTAGCCACGATGCTTAGGATGTTTTCAAGCACGTTTTGGGCTGCGGTGCCACTGCCAATAACACGCACTGGGATGGTGACGCGCACAATGTTGCCACCACCAGCGATTGTCTCAAAACTGGGCGCATCGAGAAAGACACAGTTAGGGACAATCTTTGTGGGATCACTGACACAACGGATGCCAGTCACTGCTGTAAGTGTGGCCTTGAGGTCTTGCATAGCCTCATTCAGAAGCCCTGTGGCAGGCATTAAGCCACCTGTGGGCGGTCTATGCCCAAGAGCTGTTTAATCATCGGTGTCATGGCACTGACGGGCGCTGAGCCCATACCATCGAACGTGGCAAAGGTGTCTTGAACTGAGCCTCGCGCGCGCCACAATGCCGCTGCATACATAAGCGTACCCAGCGTGACATCGTGGCCCGGGCTTGTGGTCAGA